TGTTTCTAATAAGCCTAAAACTAATAATTCTTTATCCATTATACTAATATAAGATAAAAAAATGACATAAAAAAATATTTATTAAAAAAAATTTTTCTGTTTCAAATATTTGTTGTATATTAGTTCTGATTAATGTCGTATACTCAGGCTCTATACCATAGCTTGGTTAAATTCCATGAGTGAGTTTTAGAATGAGTAAGTAATACGACTACCAGGAGCTAAGACTAAGCACAATGCTTCAGGTATATAAATATAATTGACAGATAAGTTTTAGGGTAATATCGGCCATATCCGACGGTTTAGTCCGCTAAAGGATCCTAAATATAAGTTGTTAATGAAAAACAAAGTCGATCTCACTCTAAACAAAGGCGAAATACCTTTAAACTAGCCTATTATATGAACCTAGAAGATATTGAAATAGATCAAAGTAAAATAACAGAAGAGCAATTAGAATCACTATATGTTTATTTGTCTATGACATACGATACAATGACAGATGATGAAAAACAGGCGTGGTATTATATTATGAAAAAAATAGACTCCGAATTTCAAGATTATGATTAAATTGTTAGTATTAGACGGTTGTAAACGTTGTGAAGGGCTCAAAAAAGAGTTAAATAAAAGAGAGATTTATTTTCAATACGAAATATGCAAATCTAATACTGCTATTTGTGATACTATAGAAGATATGATAGATTGTAGTAATTATCCTATTGCATTATTAATTGAGAGTAATAAAATACATAAGGTAGTTTATATAACCGACAATTATGATGATGTTGGTAAAAAAATAAGATTAGATAATGGAGTTATGCTTTTACCTGTATACTCTATAGATCAATTGATTAATTCAATAATAAATTAGTAAATTAGATAAATGAAATACAAACAATTAGTTTTAAAAAAGATGTTTGAATTATCAAACTTCATAAATGGACAAAGGGCTTTAATCTCAACCGGTAGATCTCTTGATGAAATCAACCAACAATTTGAAAAGATTGAAGCTAAAATGAAAGAAATTGAAGTTTTGGTAAATGGTCAACAAGAAACAGATTATTAATAAATAGTTATGAGACAACTAACTCCTGAACAGATTCTAGAGAATCTAAATAAGTTCTATTCTATTATCGATAAGTATGTGACTGGAGATAGAAAAGATAAACTAATTGACTTCTATAAAGGAATAGAAGAAACATTAGCTATGTCTCCTGCCTCTACTCGTATTGATCACCATAATTGTTTTGCTGGTGGTTATATTGATCATGTTATTAGAGTAATAGAAGCCGCTTTGGTATTTGAAAAGGTTTGGGATAGATTCGGCCAGACTAAAAACTATACTACCGAAGAATTGATATTCTCTGCCATTAATCATGATCTTGGTAAACTAGGAACAAACGAACAACCTATGTACTTACCAAATGATTCACAATGGCATGTTGAGAAACAAGGAATGATCTATAAGTATAACCCAAATATAACTCATATGAGGGTATCAGATAGAAGCTTGTTTTATTTACAAAAAGCTGGTATAGAGGTTTCAGAGAATGAATTTTTAGCCATTAAGCTACATGATGGATTATATGAAGAGGCAAATAAATCTTACTTTATGACTTATAATAAAGATACAGAATTAAAGTCTAATATAGTATATATTCTACATCAAGCTGATTTGATGGCTAGTAAAGTAGAAAATCAAATTAAATAATTATGACAATAGCAATTATTTCAGTATCATTATGGGTATTTACCATACTAGGATATGTTATCTGGAATCTTTTCCAGAAGAATAAAAAATTAGAACAAATGGTTTTATCTCAACAATATTTTATCAATGGGGTAAAAGAATGTATGAAAGACATTAACAAGACAGCAGAACAAATAGATTCAAAGATTTGGGTACAATCAGATCCAGAATTCTTATTGTTAATGGAATCAGTTAAGGAAATGCAAGGTAAGATGAATCAATATATAGAAAGTTAATATGCAGGATGTTTTAGGAAATGAAGACGAGGTATTACTGACTAAAAAAGGTGAACCTAGAAAAAGAAAGCCAAAGGTAAAAAACAATTATTTTACCACTGAGACAGAGGATGCTATTTTGAGATATAGAAACTCTTATAGTCAAGCAGAAAGGAATAGAATATACAACCAAGATATTCATTACGGATTTTATAAGCTAGTAGAGAATATTATCCACACCTTTAAGTTTTACTATACAGAGGTAGATAATATTGAAGATCTTAAGTATGAAGTGATCTCGTTCCTCCTTCAAAAACTAGACCTTTATGATCAATCTAAAGGAAAGGCTTACTCATATTTTGGTACAATTGCTAAGCGTTATTTAATCATCTACAATCAAAAGAATTACAAGAAGCTTGTATCTAAGACAGAGATTGGAGAGCAACAAGATGATAATGCTTTAGTAAATAGCATCATAGTCAAGGAACCAGAACCAGAGCTAGATAAGCTAGATGTGGTCGAGCTTTTTATCAAATATGTAGATGACAATCTCCTAGAGCTTTTTGACAAAACAGATGAAATGAAGGTTGCTGATGCTATTCTGGAAATATTCAAGAGAAGAGAAAATATAGACATTTTTAATAAAAAGGCTGTCTTTATATACGTAAAAGAGATGACTGATACTCAGTCAAATACTATTACAAAAGTAATAAAAAAGCTAAAAACTATATATAAAACAATCCTTGATAACTATCTTGAAAACAATGACTATTAATATTTATTCTAAAAAGTCATGGAACTTGATAAGGAAATATTCAAAGGAAAGACTGTCGCTAATCTAGTTGAGGAGGTATATAATAAACACAAGAACCAAGACAGTACTATAAAACAGGAGATCATGAGGCTTGCCGATATGATAGAAACTCCTGGTGATGCTATTGTAATTGTACCTCTTTTAAAAGGCTTCATGGACTCTAGTCTCAAGAATGACGAGGTATTAATGAAACTTCTTGCCTTATTTCAAAAGGCGTCAGCCGAAGCAAAGAAAGGAGACTCTGAAGATTCTGGTGTTCTTACTGAAAAGGATATTGAACAGTTATTTGCTGACGTTACAAATATTAAAGTTAAGGATACAAAACAACTCCCTAGTGCATAATGGCATATCAGTTAATATTTCCTATTAATGCAGGTGCTGGCCAAACCCATGGCCAGTATTTTACTATTGGTAGAGTTAAGAAAATTGTAATGGGTCCATTCATAGGAAATACTAAAACACCAGATCCTGATTATACTAACCCTGGTGATATCGGTAAAATTAAGTATGAGCTGCTTTATTCACCATTAGCTACTTCAAAAGCTAATGAAGTATCCGATCCTGCATTTCCTATATTTTCTTTTATTAAGCAATATCCAGTAGTAAATGAAATAGTATTAATATTAGGAGGCCCTACAGAAAGACTTAATGATAGTTCACAAAATCAACAGTTTTTCTATTTTCCTCCATACTCTTTATGGAATAATTCTAATCATGGAGCTTTTCCAAACATGTATGAATGGCAAGACTTTTTAGCAGATTATTCAAATAAACCTAATTATCAAGGTAATGCTACTGCCATTCCTAAACTTCCCTTAGGGGCCACATTTACAGAAAAGTATATTAGAAATCTTCAACCTTTTGAAGGAGATAGCATTATACAATCTAGATTTGGCCAGTCTATAAGATTTGGCAGTACTGTTCCTGTAATGAAGAAGTTTAATACTTGGTCTACATCTGGAGAAACCGGCGATCCTATTACTATTATAACAAATAGTCAGGGTAATAGACCAGGTCTTGGTAAATTTGAGAATATAGTTGAAGATATAAATAAAGATGGTTCTGCTATATGGATGACATCTACTCAAGAAATATTTTTAGAGGACATAAATAGTTTTCCTTTGAACTCTTTTGGAGTAAGCATAAAACCACAAATACAAGATGTTTTAGAAGTACAAAGACCTCCTGTATCAAATGAAATTACTTCTGCAGAACTACAAGATAAAAATAGTATAGGATGATATTTGAACCTAAATTTCCATATAAAGGTAACCAATTAATATTATCATCAGATAGGGTAATACTCCATTCCAAGTCTGACGCAATTTTTCTTTTTGGTAAACAAGCTGTTTCTTTATCTTCTACAAAGACTATTAACTTAGATGCTTTTGATAAAGTATTAATAGATTGTAAGATAATTGAATTAGGATCTAAAGCGCAAACTCTAGGAGAGCCTTTAATATTAGGAAAAACTTTTGCTATACAAATGGCTGTATTTCTTGATAGAATTGCGGCTGCTGGAACTTTATTAGCCAATGTATCAGAAACAAATTTAGGTGCTAGTATGCAATACATAGCTATGGCCGGACAAAAAATAAATGATGAAGCAACAAGATTAGGAGATCTTGTAAGAAATCCTGATTCTATAATATTATCTAAAAATACATTTACAAGATAGTATGATACCAGCTTTAAATCCAAATATTGCCAAAACAACTAATCAAGTAAAGAATAATCCTTTTGGATCTCAATTTGAAAAGAAGTTTAATGTTAATATAACTAATAATAAACTTAATGCAAATACTACTACTGCTAAAGGTTTAGAAAAAGTAATTGGTGTTATTGCTAAATTTATTATAAAAGCTCAAGGTAAAACAAATAAGATATTTTATGGTGAGTTTAAATTAAAACAAAACCAAGGAACAGCTATTCAAAGGGCTTTAGATAAGGGCATAGATAATTTACTTACTAATTTTGCTGGTGTAGATTTTTGTAATTTATTAAATTATACTATAACTCAAGTACCTAAAGGCCAATCTTTTAATCCTAGAGGACCAATACCAACAGATAAAATATCAAGAGCTAAATGGAATTTACAAAATAAGGCCTTTGAAGTTCAAAAAAAAATAGATAAATATTATACTAGTTATGGCGATGCATCTAATCCAGAAAGTAAATTAGGATTATCTAATTTAATTAGAGATATTAATGAAATATTCTCAACAATTCTTTCTCCAAATACTGGTGTTAATGATCCAGAATTAATACAAGCTTTTCCTCAATTATCTGTAGCCGGTAATTTTTTGTCAAATTCGTCAGGAATATTTAATAGTTATACAAATGTTAGTAATATTCCAAATACAGACGTTAAAAAGATAGTAAATACTATAGATAAAGTAAGATATTATTGCATAGCTATTCAAGGACTTAACTCAGTAGCATCTGCAGTTAACTTTGTAGATACAATTTTAGATAGTAAAGTTCAACAAGAAATAGCAAAAATAAATAAATTAGTACCTCTTAAAGATATTTCAAAAGTAATAAAATCAATATTAAGATTAGCTAATAATATAAATTCAGTAGCACAAAATGCATTAAAATATATTAATACAGCAAGAACTATTATAAGACTTGTTATTTTTATCTTAAAAGCATTTACTATAGTTAAAACATTTATAGTAGCTATACCCATACCAAGCTTATTTGGAACTAAAGGAACAGACATAAAATTAAATGACATATTTCAACAAAAGTTAACAGAGTTAGGCCAAAAAAAGTTAGTGAAAAGATTAAATCAAATAAATGCTGTATTAAACTTGATGACTATATTTGTTACAAGTTTAGTAGCTATAATGGGTGAAATTATAGGAAAACTAAATGCTGTACTACTTAATATAGAAAATTGTAATATTGAAAATTCTGATCTTATAGATGCAGAAATTAAACAAGATTTGACTAATACAATAACTAGTCTTACTATCACAGCAAACGCTCTTCAAGACTTTTTGGATAAAACCAATCAGACAGACGATAATAAAAATAAAATATTTGGTGAATATACAATAGAAATAGTAACGGAAGAATTAGTTGATGAAGGAATAAGTATTAGGAGAAGATATGGAATTGCTAGAAATAATAGCGGTTATATAGTTGTAGAATCCACTCCTACATTCGCATCTTTAGACTTAATTATAATAAATGAAGTAAAAGTTTTATTAGTATCAAAAGGATTAGTAAAAGCTAATTTAGAAGGTTTATCATCTGAAGAAGAAGTAACAGTGATAGAATCCTTAAGCTATTTGGAAGACGATAATATTACTATAGATAATATAAATGTATCTGAACAAGATATTCAAAATTATAAAGATCAAGATGACGAATTGGGACTATCATCATTTATAAATAATCTTCCTGGTGGAACTAGCCTTCGTAAAAAAGTTAGGTCTTTATTATCCAAACAATCGCAAAAATTAAAATCAAATCTTTCTAGTACTGATCCTGAAGGTAAATATTCTAACTCTATATCTGGAGTAACGGATGTAACCTCAGGAATAGTAGGCTCAGGACCAGATCCTAATCAATTAGAAATAGATAAGCTCCAAAAGGAAAAATCAAGACTTCAAGCTACTTTACCAGTTGCTGCTTCTAATCCAATTTTATTAGCTATTACTATTAAGAAAATAAAGGAAGTAGACAATAAAATTAAACAGCTTAAAAATGGTTAAAAATAATATTTATAAGATATGGCACAAATAGATGCACTTAGAAAATTAATAAGAGAAGAACTTAGGGCGGTTCTAAAGGAAGAGCTTCCAAAAATATTAAAGGAAGTAAAAGCCCCTGTTATGATAGACCAAAAGAAAAACCTTCAAGAACAGGTTAAGTCAAAGATACCTGGAACATTAAATACCTCTACTCCTAAACCTATCAAGTTTACTAATAACAATCCAATGGCGGCTTTCTTAAATGATACCGCTCAGAGTATGTTAAATGAAGACTTTAGTATGACTTCTGGTGATGTTCATCCTGGATTAGCTTTCCAACCTAAAGAAGTTCAGGTAGGATCAGTTCAAGGTATGCTTGGATCTGCTAGACCCAGTTCTAATATAGATGCTGTTCAGATAAATGAGGTTCCAGACTTTTCAGGACTTATGGCCAAACTTAAAGAGCAAGGACAAATTTAATGGCATACGGACTAAAGAAAATATCACCATTAGACCTCAAGCCTTCAACAGCAATTGGAGTTAAAATTCCATTCTCAGCAGAGAACGTATTTCAATCTGTATATACTACAAAGGATCAGATCAAATATAATATCATAAACTATCTTTTAACAGATCCAAGAGAAAGGGTTTTTAATCCAACTTTTGGTGCTGGACTTAGAGCTAGATTATTTGAACAGATTGATCAAGATACTTTTGATAATATGAAACAATCTATAAGGACTCAAATGGAATCATATTTCCCTCAGATTGAAATTACTACTTTAGAAATAATAGGAGACCCTAATTATAACTCTATAAATATAAAATTTAGTTATAGGCTTTTAAGATCAAATGAAAATGATAATGTCACATTGACAATACAAAATATGTAAAGATGCCTAACCAAGTTGATATAAAATATCTAAATAAAGACTTTAGCTCGTTCAAAACAGATTTGATTGAGTATGCAAGAGCTTATTATCCAACCGTCTATAATGACTTTACTCAGCCTAGTCCTGGTAGTATGTTCATTGATATGGCTTCTTATGTAGGAGACGTACTTTCATTTTACCTTGATAATCAACTTCAAGAAACATTCTTACAATATGCAAAACAAAAGAATAACTTATATACTTTAGCCTACATGTTAGGTTATAGACCAAAAGTTACTTCTGCAGCTATTGTTAATTTAGATGTCTATCAACAAGTTCCTTCTGTTACTGTAGGACCAGATGTAATTCCTGATTTTACTTATGCTATGACTATAGGTCAAGGAATGCAAGTGAGGTCTAATATAAATACATCAGTACTATTTTATGTGCCTCAAAAAGTAGACTTTACTACATCATCTTCATATGATCCTACAAATATAGAAGTCTATACAGTTAATGGAAGTAATGTTCCTACATCATACTTATTTAAGAAAACAGTACAAGCAATATCTGGACAGGTTAAAAACGCAGCATTCACATTCTCAGCTCCTCAAAGATTTACAACAATTAATATACAAGATGCTTCTATAATAACAATATTAGAAGCTAAGGATTCTTCTGGTAATACTTGGTACGAAGTACCTTATCTTGCTCAAGATTATATATTAAAGCCAGTACAAAATACAGCAGCTAATTATCCTAGCTTATATCAATATCAGAATCAAGTTCCATACATGATTCAAAAGTTACAAGTTCCGAGAAGATTTGTATCTAGATTCAGAACTGATGGTACATTAGAAATAGAATTTGGTTCTGGAATAAATTCAGCAGCTGATAGCACTATTTTACCTGATCCTAACAATGTTAGTGTCGGTTTAACTGGCGGTGGACTTAGTACCTTATCTAGTTCTTTTGATCCTACTAACTTTGTAACAACTCAAACATACGGTATTGCGCCAAAAAATACAACTATTACTTTTCAATATCTTGTAGGTGGAGGAGCTTCTGCAAATGTATTATCAAATCAACTTACTCAATTAGCATCTTATACCGTATCTGGAAATACTACATATCAAAATACAATAGTGGTAAATAATTCAGATCCAGCATCTGGCGGCGGCGATGGTGATACAGTAGATGAATTAAGATTTAATATAGCTAATGAGTTTCCAACACAGTTAAGAGCTGTAACACAAGAAGACTATCTTGCAAGAGCATTAAGTATGCCAGCTGAATATGGTAAAATAAGTAAGGCGTATGTAACAAAAGATGATGCTACTTTTAATAACTACATGAGAGATATAAGTCAAAAAGATCAAGTGTTGGTTAGTATGTATGTATTAGGATTAAATAGCTCTAATCAATTAGCAGATCCTTCACCAGCTTTACTTCAAAATTTACAAACATACCTTTCTGAATATAGAATGATGACCGATGCAGTTAATCTTAAACCTGCATATATTATTAATATAGGTTGTAACTTTGATATTGTTATTCGCCCTAACTATACAAGTCAAGATGTTATAGCAAGATGTATTTTAGTTTTGCAAGACTTCTTTAAAATTACTAATTGGCAGATTAACCAGCCTATTTTGTTAGGAGATATATATTCATTGTTAGACACCGTAGAAGGCGTACAAACAGTTAAAGATATTAGAATTGTAAATAAATCAGGAGAGGTAGATGGATACTCTAAATATTCTTATGATATATCTGCTGGTACTTTAAATGGTGTTATATATCCTTCTTTGGATCCTTCAATATTTGAAATAAAATATCCTAACACAGATATTCAAGGTCGTGTAGTAACAATGTAAAAAGACTAAAAATGGCTGTATATAAAATATTTCCTTCTGCTGATGCAACTTTATATTCAAGTAGTCCTGCTGCGAATACAGGATTAGATGAAATATTAGAAGTATCTGTAAAAAATTCTGACAATCCATCTAATTATTTTGTAGACCCAGTGCCTTCTGAACCTATTATTCAAGATAATTTAAGAAGGCCTTTAATAATATTTTCTAATACTGATCTTGCTACTTTAAAATCATATGCAACTGGATCTTGGAAAAGTAGTTTAAAACTTTATCTTGCCGCAGCAGAAAATTTAAATACTACATATAGTCTTGAATTTAAGCAAGTAGCTAATCAGTGGGAAATGGGCACAGGTAAGTTTGGAGATTCTCCTGAAACAAGAAACGGAGCTTGCTGGTATAGTCCCAATCAATTTACTACTACAGCTAATTCTTGGGGAAGTGGAGCATACTACTTAACTCCTGGAGGTGGCTCATGGACTAATTTATATACTACCCAATCTTTTGGATATACTGATAATAAAGATGTAAATGCAGATGTTACTTCTATAGTTAATAGTTGGTTTAGCGGATCAGCCTCTAATTATGGATTTTTAGTAAAGCATCCAGACAATATTGAACAAAATTCAGGTAGTTATATTGGTTTAAGTTTCTTTTCAGTAGATAGTCACACAATATATACTCCTTGTTTAGAAATAAAGTGGGATGATAGTTCCTATATTACGGGAAGCCTTAGTGTTATAAATAATTCAGATTCAGTTATAACTCTTGCAAATAATATAGATTTATATAAGTATGGAACATCAAAATATAGGTTTAAAATAAATGCAAGAGATAAATATCCTACTAGAACATTTACTACTTCATCTTGGTATACTACAAATAAAGCGCTTCCTCAAACATCATATTGGGCTTTACAAGATGCTAAAACAAATGATATAGTAGTAGACTTTGATACTACTTATACAAAAATAAGTTGTGATGGAACAAATAGCTATTTTACTCTTTATATGAATGGATTAGAGCCTGAAAGATATTACAAAGTTCTAGTAAGGACTGTTTTATCAAATGGAGAATCCTATGATATTGACAATAACTTAATATTTAAAGTTACTAGATAATGGCAAATGTAGATTTGGTTAAAGAGATTTATGGAATTAATACATACTCTAAAGCTATTAATATTAGCTTTTCAGAATTAATAACTCCTACAGTTCCTGATACAGGTAGTGTTATTACAGTAGATGATTTTTTTCAGTATTATGATCAACTATTCTTTAATATACCAGTAGATGGAACAATTAACTCTCATACCTATCTAGTAGAAAGAAGTCAACAGTATATTGGAGGTTCTGTAATAGATGCTGAAAAACAGGCACTTATTGAAGAGATTAATTCTCTTCGCCAACAATTATTAGATTTAAATCAATCGTTTACAAGCATTAACGATATAATATAATGGAGTTAGTTAATATAACATACGCAGGTGAAGGTGCACAACCACAAGATTTAAATATAATAGATAGGCCATTAGTAACTTCTAATTTTATAAACAGTAAATTTGGAGAGGCTAATGACTACTTAGAGTTATATATATATGATGAAAATAATAATCTATTAACTGTAGATTATGATGCATTTGATTATTATCCGTATTTAACTACTAATCCTCAAAATAATACTTATTCAAGTTTAGTTTTAGATCCAGAAAAAGATGTAAAAAATAGAGGGTATAATAGAGGTAATTTAAATATTCAATATAACTTTTATAAAAGATTATTCAATTCTCAGTTTGGTAAGTTTTATTGGATCAAAGAAATATCAACTTCAAGAACCGAGATAAAATTATCTTCACAAACAATTAGTGATCTTGATATAAGAGGCGGTTTTACTCAATACCAAGGTTATACTAGTACTAAAAACTACTATCCTATATTCTATTTGAATTTTGGAAATAACCAACTAGTAGTTGCTAATAATGTAGTATACACAGAAGATGAGGAAGGAGGATATTTAATAGTTAAACTTTATGAAGCACTACCTGCCGAGTTTGATATAAAAAGCCAACTTTGGATAGTAGATAGAGTTGCTGAATCTGTAAGCTTTGATATAAGTATCCAAATAGAGGCTGAAAATATTGATCAAGTAAATAGACTTAGAGGGCCTAATTTTAACGTATCAATAAATAATAAAAACGGTAAAACAACACCATATTATAATTATAACAATTTATTAGCCAGTAGTGTAAGTTCATCATATCAAAAATTACTTAGCTATTATCAAGATAAGTCTGTTGCTATTAATGTAGATTATAGTAACTTTGATAACTTTATACATTTTTCTAGTGCGGTAGAAAGAGTTAGTAATTTTGTATATAAGATACAATTAATAGAGTCTAAGAGTGCTGAAATATCTGAACAACAAATAATTGCTGGAGGTACTTCTAATGCTACTATTATAAGTAATACAATAACTGCTGCTCAACAATATATCAATAATATTATAGAGAAGTTTGATCCGTATGAATACTTTTTATATTTTGAATCTTCAAGTTGGGCATGGCCAAAGAGTACCAGTACACAGCCGTATGCTTTATACTCTGCAACATCATCACAGGTATCTAACTTTTTAGGAACTACGAATACTATTCCTACAGCAACTACCCAATCTTTATTATTTAGTGCTTCATATTATGATTTAACTAATAAAGATATACTCCATGGTTCTACTCCTCAGTATTTATTAGACGATCCATCAAATGCTCCTTATATCACTTTCTTAGATATGATAGGACAGCACTTTGATAATATTTGGTTATATTACAAAGATCTTTCTAATAGGTATAACAATACGAATAATCCTGATACAGGAATATCATTAGACGTGGTTTCAGACGCATTACGCGGCTTTGGCGTTCAGTTATATACAAACTCAAACGTATCTGATAACCTCTATTATACACTGTTTGGAATCAATGAGGATGGATCGTTATTACCTCCAACTGGTTCAGAAAAAATTACTACCATAGGTGGAAAATATGTTACTTCAAGTTTAACTACTTTATCTGCAAAAAATATACAGCAAGAAATTTATAAGAGGCTGTATCATAACCTTCCATACTTACTAAAAACAAAAGGTACGGAAAGAGGTGTTAAAGCCTTAATTAGCACATTTGGTATTCCTGATAGTATATTAACTGTTAGAGAATTTGGAGGTACTCCTATTAATTCTGTAGATGGCTTCTTTGATCTTGATTCATCAGAATATAAAATTGCAATTGTAACAGGAAGTAATGGAAATGTTACTAGTAGTTTAACTTTATCTTCTTCCTTACTTCATCCAGAAACAAGTTTGCAATATTATCAAAATATTAATAGGCTCAATAATACTAATATAGAAGTAGGATTCTCTCCCGCAGATACTATTAATTCTAATATAACATCTTCATTAGGATATTTTAGTATAGACCAATTAATAGGAGCCCCAGGCAATCAATATTCTTCTTCATACCAAACTTTAGTTAGCGCATCAAATTCGTACTTCTCTACATATACCCAACCTAATAGTATTTGGGAATATATAAGACTTATCAAGTTTTATAATAACTCTTTGTTCAAGATGATTAAAGATTATGTACCTGCTAGAGCTAATCTCTCTACTGGTATTATAGTTAAGTCTCATATGTTAGAGAGAAATAAGTATGCTAGAAATGAACCTGTAATGACATTTAATGACTATTCACAGTCTATAGATACTGCATTTATTTCAGGTTCTGATGGAGGTTCTATTGAAGGATCAACTAGTTGGTCAGGATATACTACATCTATTTCAGGAGCCGTTGCTATATCTAGTACTAATGGAATAGAAAAGTACACAGGAGAATTAAGCGGTTCTAGAATAGAAGTGACTAATGGAGATGCATTTCCTCAAATAGAAGTATCAAACCTACCTTCAAGCTCTTTATATGTTGAAGTACCTTTACAAGCTTTATATCAAAATATAACTTCTTCTGTAAGATCTGTGTATCTTTGGGATATTGACTATAGTTCAGACCAAACAAAACCTGTTAACTACGGAGTAGTAACTAAGTCTATAAATGACTATCAAATAAATAACTACGCTGATTATACTAATCCAAATAGTCCCTATGCTTATGTTCAAGACTATAACTATTTCTTACAAAGGTCAATATTACCAAGATACTCGGGTTCACAAACAATAAGTGCTACTTATAATACGTATACTCAAGGAGACCAATCATATGGTAAAACTGCTGCTATAGATAAAGGAAAGTATCAATACGCTTATCTTTTAGATATTTATACGTCTTCTATATTCTTTCCTAAAAGATCAAATGCCCAGATAAAATATCTTTTTGATAATAATGAGAATGTTTTAAATCTTACAAAAGCAAATAATAATATATTTACGGTTCAAAATGTATTTAAGTCAGGTGAAACTACAGATATATCACTATTTCAATATGATGAATTAAATCCATATTCTCAATTACTGGCTAATAATCCTACGCTTGAAATTTTTGAAGGCGGTTTTAGATATCTTCCTATTTTACATAATGTAAGTGGATCGCCTAATGTAGTACAAAGTTTTAACTTAGATTCTCCTGATACTAGAACTGTGATTACTACTGCTGGTGGTGGAGGCTCGGATCCTAATAATCCTGTATTTAATCCTACTAATTGGTCTCTTTCTTATAGTTGGATAGAAACTCAAATTGATGAAAATACCTCTTACTATACACAAGTAGTAAATGCGACATATTCTGGAGGACCTTCTCCTTATGATGTAACAGTTAATATAAGTACTTATATGCAAACAGATTTAAGCTGTGGAAGTATAAGATCTATATCAGCAGTAGTTTATACGTCACAAACAGTTGGATCTGTAAATATAGGAACCGGTATAGGACCTTATACAGGTGGAGGATCGGGTACAGGATATGCTCCTGGATTTGCTTCTTGCTTTCCTATAGATTTTGTAAATAATATTACTCAATTTGGCGGTGGTAGTCCTGGTGGATCTTCGACTTCTACTTTTTATGTAACTGCTGTTACAAGTTCTCAACCGTGCTTATATTATATATCAGAATCTAATCAATTTGTGCTTAATAGTACAATAGCTTATTATTACAATAGCTTTGGATTAACTTTTGATTCTACTAGTGATCCTTTCTGGTCTAATCCTATTTTAAGTAGGGTAGTGCTTCCTTTTACTCTTGAGACAGGAGATAGAATATCTTTATATGATTCTGCTTCACTACTTGGATGGGATGAAAGATTTGAATATACAGTTAAAAGCGTAGTACCTACAGGATCCGGTTTAACTGGATCTAGGCTATTAGTTGAAGTAGATAGGCCTGTAAATTTAGCTTTATTATCAACTGGAAGCTTCTCAGATTCTTTAACAAATGCTCCTTGGAGAGGATGTAGATATGTTATTTGGAAACACATACCGGATGAAACTAATGTTATATTAAGGTATGATCCAAAAGATAACTACATAGTAGAAACAGGATTATTATTTCCACAATATATAGAAAAACCAGTAAAGGAAAATGCAGGTAATGTAGTTAAGGCTCTTAAACAACAAAAGTTAATAGATCCTGATACAAACACTCTAATTTTCCAGTAACGTAGAAAAATAGAAATTCATTATATTTATTTAAAAGCCCATTTTATATGTCATATTTAAGTAGCACATCGGTAGTAGTAGATGCTATTCTTACCAAGAAAGGAAGAGAACTTCTAGCTAGAAACGACGGTTCTTTCAGAATCACCCAATTTAGTTTGGCTGATGATGAAATTGACTATACCCTTTATAATCCAACCCATCCCTCAGGATCTGCTTTTTACGGTGAAGCAATTGAAGCAATGCCTATTCTTCAGGCATTTCCTAATGATATGGAGATTATGAAGTATAAGCTAATCACCCTTCCTAGAGGAACTGCTAAAATCCCAGTACTTGATCTTGGATATACTGCTATTACTCTTAAACAAGGTGCTTCACTTTCTATAACTCCTCAAACTTTGAATTATCTAGGCGCTACGTCTACATTTGAACAGTCTGGTTATACAGCCACAATTGGAGATGTTAGAGTAGCAAGTTCATTTAATGGTGTTGGAGTTAATACCCCAGAAGCAACCTCTCTTAATTCTACTACAACTATTGGTACTAATGTAAGTAAGACAGTAATTGGAACCACAATTAATATAACAGCTACCACGGTTAATACACTATTTGGAAGTAATACTTCTTTATATACTACGTTAACTGTTATTGGTCGTGATTCTGGAGCTAGAATTAATATACCAGTAACTATTGTAAAAGTAAACTCATAATAATCTAATATATGTCATTTACGAGATTAGACCCGACAGATTTTGTAATATCATCAGACTCAGTTGTAGCTCCTGCATGGAGTAATGGTGCAACTATACTAACTGCATTTTTTACTTCTTCTGCATCAACTACAGGAAGTTATTATATAGATGTTTATAATGCAGCAGTAACTACAGCTACTTCATCTATACAATTTTCAATTGCATATGGACATATTTCTGGATTAGGATCTGCTCCATTAAATTCATTAGTTCCTGGAAATACTCCTACTAGAATTACTTTTGGTGAGTATAGGAATTTAATTTATGGAGATGCTGAAAGTGCTGTAAATTTTGGAATAGGAAATACGTCATCAGTAGATTTAATTGCAATCCCAATAGATAGAAATAGATATAAAGAAGGATTATTTCCAGGCACATTTAACTTAGCTCTTAGCTCATCAATAGGTAAAATAAATCTAACTGATAATTCTAATGATGTTACTACTATAACATATGTAGATGGAGGTAGAGTATTTGATATCATATCAGGATCTAATGGAACAGCTGCTAATACTTCATTAGTTTCAGGAGCTCCTGCAAAAGGATATACTCCTTCAGGAAGTTATGGTCTTTATTTACCTGATATGGGATTGATTATTCTTAATCCTAAAGCCTTATCTAACAATTTTGCGGGTGGTGGACTTGGAGTTACTTTTGTAACAGGAAGTACAAATATAGCATCATCAGCAAATAAAGAAACTATCTTCCAATTAATTAATAGAGGTGGTAGTTTCCAATTGAATTCTCAAGAGACTATATCTTCTGATTACATTTTTGTAAGGATTAAGAATGCTGAATATAACTATACAACTAACCCATCATTCATATCTGGTTCAGGAACTTTGATCTATTCTAATTTTATCAATAGTCCTCAAACGTATCCTACTGCTGTAGGTTTATATAATGATAATAATGAATTGTTGGCAGTTGCTAAATTATCTAAACCTTTAGTAAAAGATTTTACAAAAGAAGCATTAATTAGAGTTAAATTAGATTGGTAGTAAAACTACTATAATAGTTTATAAATGGGATTGTCAAAAAATACGCTGGACAGATCAGATATTTCTACATATCCTATTAAACTTAAATACTCGGCAACATATCTTAGTGCGTCTGCATATGATTACGGTATTACAGTTAATAGAGGTATCAATACCTCATTTAATAGTAACGGAATTACATTTCTTAACTACGCTTTAGTAAGACAATTATACTATCAAGAATATATTACGGGTTCATTATTAAATACTGCTAGTTATTGGGATCCAACTTTGCAATCAACGGCTGCTTCCGGCACATTTGATAATGACTTTAGATATTTCCCTACAGAGTCTAATGCAAAAATTACAGTCCTCGCAATGCCAAGATCTGTATTTGGAGAAAACGTGGGAAGAAAAACATTAGTTATATCAGGAAGTACTTATAGATTAATTGATGATGGAAATGGTAATGTATTAGATAGTAATAATAATAATGTTCATGTAGGTAATGTTCTTTATCATCAGGGCGTAGTAATTATTACCAATCTTGATTATGAATACGCTTTAATTAATACTGTATGTGATCTTTCAGGAACTGCTATATTAGAAGGTATAAATCCAACAACAACTAGCACAACTAGTACAACAACAACAGCAGCTCCAACTACAACAACAACTAGCACAACTAGTACAACAACAACAGCAGCTCCAACTACAACAACAACTAGTACCACTACAGTTGCACCAACTACAACAACAACAAGCACAACTAGTACAACAACTACTATAGCACCGGATTGTACACTAGGAGGAACAGCTCAACAGGTGTAGAATATTTATAAAATACTATATTTATAAGATATGGCAAAATCAGTATTAATAACTCTAACTACAGCAGGATCAGATACAGGGCCATTTGATCTTTATTCAGATTCAGATTCTTATACTTCTCCATTTGAAAGTGGTGTTAGTAAATCATCTCTTATATCTGGATATACCTCAGTTACAGTTCCTGATTCTGCCACTATTATAAGGGTAAAGTCTACTGGTGCTTGCACAAACTATATTGATTTAACTATAGTTGCAACGACTACAACTACTACTACAAGTACCACAAGTACTACAACAACTGCCGCGCCAACTACGACAACTACAACTAGTACAACTACTACAACCACAACTTTAGGATACGAGTCATTCCTTTTAGGATATGATGGATCTACTGGAGCCGGCGCATGCTCTGATTATAGTATAGATCCTAATACTTATTTTGCTTCTGCTGGATCTACATTAACTAATGGAACTACATTATATACAAATACTTCATTATCTGTAACAGTAACCGATGGATATTATTCAGATGGAACAAATTATTGGTTAGCTACATCAGGAGTATTAAGTGGTCAAACCTCTTGTACTACTACAACAACAAGTACAACTAGTACAACTAGTACAACTAGTACGACTAGTACAACTACAACAACAAGTACAACTACAACTACTACAACTATTCCAGATGTTAATATAACCCTTTTTGGTGCTCATGATGCTGGATCGTCTACTTTCCCATCGCTTCAATTTGCGTATTCTACTGATGGGGGTAGTAACTGGACGGGTGTAGGATCTTCATTTACTGATACTACTTGTAGCCAAAGAGGTGTTATAACTGTTCAACAGGGATCTACATTAAGTATTAGAATTACTGAAGCTGGTAATGTAAATAACGTGTGGGAATCTGCTAGAGATACTTCTACATGTCCTTCTTTCACTGGTCAACAGTGTAGTTGGTCTTCATTAACTAATATTAATAGGACTTACTATTTCACCGTAAATGGAGACAATCAGGGAATTTGTTAATATATAAAATAAAATTGTTATGAAAAATTTACGTTATGTTTGTGTCCAACCTAGACTATTATACTATGCTTGGCAAGTAGAAGTTATGATTAATAACTTTATTAAGCACGGTATCAATCCTAATAATATTGATATTCTAGTTGCTTCAAATCCTAATGACGATACTAGTAGACCAGAGAATATAGAACTTTGGGATAAACTAGCTTCATATTATAATTCTGTTCGTTTCTTTTTTTATCAAGATACAAGAGAACTACCTATCAACTATATATCTTCTATTAGACCAAATATTCTGAAGCAACACTTCAAAGCTTATCCAGAATTAAAAGACGAGGCTATATTCTATCATGATTGTGATATAGTATTTACTAAAAGTCCTAATTGGTCTAATTTCATAAATGATGATATATGGTATTTAAGTAATACTAATTCGTATATTAATTATGACTATATTGTATCTAAAGGGCAAGACATTTATGATAAAATGTGTGAGATAATAGGAATGAATCCAATCATACCCCAACTTATGAATTCCAATTCAGGTGGTGCACAATATCTTATGAAAAATGTAACTGATACCTATTGGGAAAAAGTAGAGAGGGATTGTGAAAAACTATTCAAAGATATAACAGAAATAAACGTACAAAAAAAATTAGAAAATCCAGACTATCATGAACTCCAAATATGGTGTGCTGATATGTGGTCTGTTCTTTGGAACGGATGGTTATTAGGAAATGAAACTAAAGTAATTCCTGAAATGGATTTTTGTTGGGGAACTGATGATATTAATAGATGGGAAGAAACAACTATATATCATAATGCTGGGGTAACTTGTAGTTGTGGAGGAAAGTTTTATAAAGCCAATTATATAACAACACTACCTTATAATTTAGACCTAAGAACAAAAGATAATAACTGTAGTCATTTATATTATCAAGAAATAAAAGAAATAGAAGTAAAATCATGCCTAATATAGGAATAGTTATACTAGCAACAAATGCATATTTTGTCTTAGGTGTTCGTTTTATAAAAAAGTTTATGCATTATTATGAAGGAAATAAAGATATAACTTTTTATTTCTTTTCAGATACAGATCCACGATCATTTGTAAAAGACGATATTGATATAGAATTTTTTGAGACTCACCACAGTAATTGGGTTGAAGGTACAAATGATAAATTCAATAGTATAATAAATCTTAAGAATTGTAAAAGCGATTACTTATATTACTTTGATGCTGATACAAATGTCAGTAGATATTTTACAGAAGAGTGGTTTTTAGGAGATTTAGTTGGTGGTGAACATTATGGTAATAAAGGCTGGTTAAAAGATGGAGCTGGGTTTGATAGGAATCCACAATCAAAGGCTTATGTTCCTATAAATAGTCCACTACCATACACATATCACTATGGTGCTTTCTTTGGAGGATTAAAAAATAGAGTTATAGACTTTTGTAAGACTTTACAAAACTGGCAAATAGAAGATAAAAAAATACCCTATGAACCAGGTTGTAATGATGAAAGTTATATAAATACGTACTTTCATTTTAATCCGCCATATACGGTTCCATGTGAACAGTTCATGTTTGATATAAGTGACAAAGGTGGTATAGGAGAAACAAGAAACCCTAAATTAGAAATAGAAATGTACAAATCCCAGCTTATTAATATGAAAGAAGACACATTTGATATAAGAGGAGGAGTTATATGTTAATAAAATTAAAAGACATTCCTTTTTATTATCTTAATTTTGAAGGATATACAGAAAGGAAAGCTAATATGGAAAAGTTAGCAGAATCTCTTAATATAAATGCTTTAAGAATTTCTAATTCACACCAAGCAGATTTAAGACAAGACAGAATTGCTTTTGGAGTAATTAAACTATTACATACAGCAATAGAAATAGGTAAATATCCTTTTATAATGATGGATGATGATATAGAACCTATAAAAGATTTGCCTGAATTCATAACTATACATGATACCGAAAGCCTCATATTATTAGGAGGAAGCTTGTATGAAACAGGTGGATACAAACCTAATATGTATTTAGAGGAGTATAATGAAGAGTATTATAGAATCTACTATATGTTGTCTATGCATACTATGGTTGTATCTAGTATCAATACAGCAAACTTCTTACTAGAGTCTATACAAGAGTCATTAAATACCCATGAGTTTTTAGATGTAGATTTAGCATTAAGATCTAAGGAAAAATTATACTTAACCCCAAAAGACGGTCCATATTTCTATCAGAATAATTACAATGAACCGATAACAAGATTCTTATGGAATGATGTTAAGGATTCTTATTTAGCGAAATATTTATAAGTATGCCGATAGCCTACTCACCATACTCGATGTCTTTAAGTGCAGAGACTACCATTTATCAAAATGAAGTAAGATGCCGAATAAATGAAAATGACTTTAATTATACACAAAATCCAAGTGCTACTAAATCTACAGGTACAGGTTCATATATAGATGCTGTGACAGGATCAGACTTCCATCCATATACTACCATGGTAGGCCTGTATAATGATAGTGATGAACTATTAGTTGTAGGAAAATTAGCAAGGCCATACCCCATTCCTCCAAATACAGATATGACTTTTATAGTAAGGTGGGATAGTTAAAAATATAGTATGAATAAATGGTTATATTTTGATCCTTTAGGAATCACTAGAGAGTTTAATAAGATAGAAGATTTTTCCCCTGAAGCCATAGGGTTTATCTATAAGATAACCAACGTTGTCAATAACAAATTCTATATAGGTAGAAAGGTCCTTTTTAACAATACTAGTAAAACATTAACCAAGAAGGAGATCGCGGAATGGGACAAACCTGGGCGCGTCCCACGCAAACGAAAGATAATTAAAGAGTCTGATTGGTTATCTTACCATGGAAGTAATAAGCTTTTGAACCAAGAAAGGAAGGAATTGGGTGATGATATATTCACTAGAGAGATCCTTCAATTTTGTTTTTCTAAGAAGCAGTTAACCTACTATGAAGTATATTGGCAAATGCACTATAGAGTTCTACATATAGATTCATATAACGATAATATACAAGGTAGATTTTACAGAAAAGACGTACAATAAAAAAGCCCTGGCTATTGCCAAGGCTATCTATGTATGGGGCATGCAAGAGGTTATTTCATAGGGAGTACTCCTAATTTAGCATTGGCTTCTGCCATAGCACTTTCAAGAGCATCTAATCTCAAAGCAATTTTGTTAAGGGCGCTAACCCATTCTTTCTGTCCACTTTGACTTGCCATTGCATGAGCACTAGCTAACTCAGACCTAAAGTCTTCAAGATGATCTCCAGCCATCTGCCAGATATCTATGTCTTGAGAATTCTGTCCCATTTCAACACCTGAGGAACTAACTGTAACTTCCTCGTCTACTTCTTTGAGAAGCGGATTATTTGAGGTATAAGACTTAAAATTAAATGGCATGATTAAAATTGTTTTCCTTGTGATTTTGCTCTAAGTTGGGCGGTAAGTAAATACTTAACAAGATTTACGATATCTTTTGCATCAAATCCGTCATCTAATAAAGATATAATGCCTTGCTCAATCTGATCTCCACCAAGATCCATCATTCTGGTATCATCAGTTTCTTCTTGATCATTACCATCTATAATTGAAGGAAAAGGATTTACATCATCTGTGTCATCATCGTATGAAAAATCTTCTTCTACTGGAGCAACTTGATCAAATTCATCTCCAAATCCATCAAGCTTCTCTTCAGCACCATCATAAGGTACTTTACTTACAGGCTTATTGTTTCCAACCTCTTCTTCTTTCAAAGCGTGGAGGTCTACATATTTACCAAGGATGCTATGTGAACCTAGGTGGTTTTCTTTTAAATACTTTGCAATGTTAAAATCTTTCATTATAATAATTTTACTACTTATAAATATCGAATTACTTAATAAATAAAGTCTTGATGCCTTGCCATAATAAAATCAAAGGAGTAACAATTAATGCTGATACAATACCTGCAAACATAGTTACCACGATTGTAATAAACAATAAACAGATACATACTGTCATTAGTTGAATACCAATATCCATATTCCATGGAAGCATGACCAGGCCTAGCCCAATGAGTCCCAGGCACAATAGACAGAATGCTAGCACAAATCTAAATAGCTTAACTACTAAGAAGCAAATAAATAAAGAGGCTAGAATGATTAATAAGTATGTCATAACTGTTTTGTTTCCGGCAAGGGGCCTAAAAATATAGTATTTACAAATATATTACTTATCCTATTCATGACTATCAAAATCCTTTGGAGTAACCGTCAACTGCTCGCCTAACAATTCTATGACAGCAATGGCATCCTTAGAAGATATTTCGAAGCCTTCACGTTTAGGGTTTACTCTATACCCAAGCTTCTCTAGATGTTGATGGACAGCCTTTTCTAGAATTCGACTATTGATACACTTGTACTTATAGACAGAAAACCATGGGGTTATTACTCCGGTTGCTTGGTTAATTTCATTGACTCTTTGATTGACGCTAGTAGTAGTCATACCAATCTTACAGATGCCGGGCATAGACTTGTTTACCAAAACGTAGACCCACTCAGGCTTTTTGACACTCAAGGTAGGATCAATGATCCCTTCACCGTAGTATGTAACTTCTTCCCAACCTTCCCAACCAGGTTCATCACATGGAGTTAGGGTATAGGCCACAGCCTTACGGATTCTATAGGGATCACCTTCCTCTAGCTTGACGTAGTATTTGGCTTCTTCTAGGGTTATCTGTTTCATGCAAATATGAATTCACCCGCTTCCCAAATCAATTCCCCATTCTCATATATTTCCATAAGGAAATCAGGTTCGTTTTCAATCTCTTTCAGGACCTTATTGACATAGGCAGTTGGATATTTAATCCTTTCTCGAGTTTGCACTTTACCAGCAAATATGAATTTCAAAGTAGAACCACCAGGTTTTTCTGTTAAAGAATGTTTCCTATATGATTTGATTGGGGTATATTTTTGCATGTCTACCACTGTACTTAGTGAAACTTTAAATAATACTGGGGTATTATGTTTTAGATTATTTGTTCTTACAAATTCTGAGGAGACTGGGTAAGACTCAACTTCGGAGAGTGATTTTTTTGTAGCCACGCACCAACCCGCAGGAGTTTTGAGTAATAGTCCTTTTTTCATAATTTTATATTTAAGTAAATTTATTTTTGTAAGCTTTTGACTGTGTAATATCCTATGTTATATCCTATTAGAAAGGTAATAAACAATTTGAATAGTCCGATTATTATAAACATGTATTTACTATTTTTAGTAAGTTATGTTTTTCCCGGATGTTGGCATTAGGTTTTCCAACTCTTTCTTCCATTTTCCGGTTTCCCGATCTATCAACAAATCATAGTTGGCATTGTAGATACAACTCATGATGTCTGTACCTTCTAATTCCATTTCCTTAACAAGGTCAATAAATTCTATCATTAGGCCTGCATCATTGATTTGCTTCATACAATCAAGGGCCTCTTTAAATTCTGTTTTTGATACTGACTTGGCTAGAGTTAAAATATACATATATTTGTTTTTAGTATGAATCGTATGGTTTGTCTTCTATAACATGTTTTCTCCACCACTTTTTAAATTTGTTAGTATTTGGAAGTTTGTTGGCTATTGCTTCTCCTATAATGGTAAATATTATGAAGCCAAAACAGACCAAAAAGATCCACATTATAATGTCAATTAGGAATAGAGTATTCATTTTATTTATATTTTGAATGTAATGATTAACCTACTAACTCTTTTATCTTATCAAACCAAGCCTGGATATCTAAACAGAACTTTATGGCTCTCTCCTCGGTTTCGGCATAGGCAAAGAACTGACTATACTCTGAATCGAAACTAATTCCATCACAATTTATATGATCCTGTATATGCTCCTCAACATCATAGTTACTACTATACTTTTTAAAGCAATACTCTCTTGTAAGATTACCTGTGATAGTGTAATTCTTATCTCCTTCATACTTATTAACTTCAAATCCAAATGGATAAACTTTTTCAAATATTCTTTTTGATATCATAACCTTTATTTTTATTTACGTATTTATTTTTTATACCGATTTGGAAAATTCCCCGGTGTGCAGGGCCGGTCAACGCGGGCCCCCCTGCTAGGGCCCCCCTATCTACCATAACTAGGTCTTTGCCATGATGCTAGTAAGTTGCTAATGACTAGGAGCAGGGCACCAGCATAGTGCTAGCACCCCGACTCTCTAACCAATTACTTTACGTAGGTATCGGCCAACTGCCATAGGTCTTGGTTCAGGTTGAAGTCCTCTATAGGGTTCTTAATGGCACGGGCTTGCCTATTGTTCAGTTGGAAGCCACCCTTGATCAGGTTTTCCTGTAGAACGTTATAGGTCTGCCATAAAGTATTACCTTCATCAGCCTTACGTTTAGGGTTCAAGATGTCCATGATCTCATACTGTTCTGGTTGACGGTCAGTACCCATCCTTAATGCCAAGGCTTCTACAGCAAAGTTAAACCTTTGTTTGTCAGTCATCTCTACCATATTCCATTGACTGATCTTACCAACAACTTCTTGGAGGCCAGATACCTTTTGATCAATAAGATCTTTAACAGCCTGGAAGTTAAGCTTGGTATGCCTTTCACGGAAGGATCCCATGTCTTGGTCTTTGATCACCAAACCATTCTCACATACAAGCCTGAACAGGCCCATCTCAAATTGAATAGGCCTTGTACCGTCATGTGAGTTGATCAGTACAACCTCGGGCCTTGCTTCTACCTCACCCTGTGGGTTCTTGATATAGAGGTCAGGGTGTTGGAAGCGGGTGATGTGGATACCCCAATTCTTACGTAGGTCCACGTTTGACTTTGACTGCTTCACGCCAGTCAACAAGTAACCCATATCCTGCATGTGGTTGATAACCTCAAAGGTCGGGGTGAATTCATACTTAGGACTCTTAATGGTTGGAGCAGGTGAAGTGGCAAAGATAGCCGGAGCCAGAGTCTTTGCAGAGTCCATTGAAATTGAAGTGATAACGTTGTTCTTAAAATTTTGTGCTGTTGACATAACCTTTATTTGTTTTTATTTAGTAAATATAAGACATTTAGTTGATAGTAAAAAATTTATTTTCCAAGTATCAGATCCCTCAAGAAGCCTGGACCAAGACCCTGGAGATACTTCTTTTCTTCAGAAGCACCAAGCCTGATACCGATGTGGAATATACCCATGGCAGTTCCTGTGAGCATACCTTTGACGACCTTAGAGTCCGAGTCCTCATAGATGTCGATCTGAACACGATCTTTTTCTGACATGTATTCGTTATAGGTTACTACGATCCTTTGGAGTTCGATAAGGTCTCTAGAGCTTCCGATAAGTACAGAGCATTTCTGGTCAAGGTCGATCTCTATTGGGATAAATGTTGTTGGATTCATAACTTTTATTTTTAATATATTAAATTTATTTTAGGTCAAACGTTCTGAGATATGCATCGTGAAAAAGGACACCATATTTTGAGGCCCACTCTTTATAGGGTATGTTCATTGATTTTACGTACTTACCATTGCTATCATAAACGTTTCCCCAGATCCCAACATCATTTCTATCTAATACTCTAAATTTCATAACCCTTATTGATTTGTTACATAGTAAAAGTAAGACAATCCAGTGACATAAAAAAATTTATTTTTGTATTTATGGAAAGTTTTTATTGGCAATCAATCAGTTATAAGTCGTTTATAACCAAACACTTATATACATAAATATGTCTTTTAGCCAAACTACCATTGGGTATCAATCCTTTATGTATATTCTTATTTATAATTCCTAACTTATTGCAAATCAATTGGTTGTGCAGCGCCGGCGAGATATGGTCTGGAACCTAGGAATTTCTTTCCATTGGTTATTAATACACAAAGGATACAAATATATGTATACTCTATAGATATTATTTTTTATAATACTTTTAAGATCTTAGATATTCTTTATAGTGCCTTAGACTTTCTATATATCATAGCCATAAATTGGCTTGCACTTAAGTATCTATACTGTTCCGGGATTATTCTTTCTATATCCTTTAATATGTTTTGTCTATCTTCCCAACCTTCTAATGGACCAGATCCTCCTATATTATCTCCTTCTCCACCTATACTCTTATTAGATAATATACCTGTCTTCTTATCTATCCTACCATATTCTGATATTAATGATCTTTCTATATTCTTTGCTTCTTCTCTGGTTATATTATTCTTTATTATCTCTACTGTATATTCTGTTTCTTGGGTGATTCGATTCCAGATATCATTCCTACCGGTTTTGTCGTAGGCTCTTGACTTTGATTCCCCTATTCCTATGTAGAAGATCTGTCCTGTATCTTTCCTTCTATGTTGGTATACTAAACTCATCTATATATAAATATTCCCTATACATTCTTTAGAGTATCTTCTTCTTTAGCTATCTTACTCTCTTCTACCATTGCTATTGCCTTTTTAAGGTGCATTAGGACATGGTCTTTATCATGGTCTTGTAGTCCATAAGTCTTAAGATAGTCGTGTGCTATCTTTATTGAGAAGAGGCAGTCTTGTAATTCTTGTTTTTGCATTAGGGTTTTCTTATTATTGTATCCTCTTGTCCATTAAGGTATCCAGTTATAAATCCATTGATCCACATTTGTTTATCATGCTCATCACAGTGGTGGCATCCTTCCCATGATTGTTCTGCCATATTTTTTATTTCTTCTATAGTTATTTCTTTTGGCATTAGATTCTTATTCTGGATTATTACTTATATCTTCTATGTTCCTTATCTCTTCCCTTATCCTTTCTATATCTTTCTTTAATTCTTCACTGCTTTTCTCCAGGAGTTCAAGTCCTATGTCTTCATAGAATTTGACGGAAGGAAGTCCACTATACTCACAATTTAAATACTCCTGTTCACTAACATAATTTTCTGCATCATTTATATGATTGCATTGTGCATCAGTATATCCCATATTATAATCTTTTATACGTTGCTCTCTCTCCATTTGCTTGGCATGATAAAACAAGTGAGCTTTTTCTAATCTATGCTCAAGAGGTAATCTTTGAAGTTCTGCAATCAACCATTCTACTGCTGTTGCCATAGTTATTTATTGAATCTGTCGTACAATCCTTCGTCGTAGCCTTCTCCATACCTGAGGTATCCGTATTCCATTGCTATTTCGTTTAGCATCTCTACCATCCTTGAGTAGCTTATCTGTTCCATCTCAAATTGATCCGTGATCTCTCTGACTTTGGACACGGTGAATGGTTTTGGGATCCTTTCGTACAGTCCGTCATTTACGTCTGCTTCCATTTGGCGCATGATTTCTGCGAGTAGTCTCGCTCTTTCTTTCTTATCCATATTATTTGTTTTTAATTCTTTCCATTTGTTCATGGTATTCCTCATACCAGAAGTCCTTGTCCTCTTCCCACTCTCCTGTCAATTGAGGATACAATTCAAAGAACATACCGCTCTTTAAAAGTTTAGTATAGGAGTCTTTTACCTTTGCTTCTATAGATTCTTTTGTCATAACCTTTATTTAAAATTACTAAAATTCGTCGTCATAAAACAAATCATCTTCGAAGTTAGGGAAAAGTGGTTGATTCACCTCTGCATTGATCATGTCAATTGTTTGAAGTGCCATTTCCTTATCCACCCACCCAGAACCATCTACGTCCACGATGTCTCCAATGTAATACATTCCGTCTTGTTCTCTAAGGTCTTTGAGTTTAATTCTGTACTCCATATTCATTATTTTTTTATTATTTTACCATTTTGATACCTTACCAATCCATTGTGCGACTTCATTTGGAGTACACCATCCTTTAACAGTATCACCATTCTTAAACTTATGCCAATTGCCTTGAGCATCCCAAATAGCGATTTCTGCATCTGAAGATTTCCATACTCGATCAGGAGTATTCATAGGAGCATCATAATCTCCTGGGGCAATTGATCTTGCCTCGCAGTAGTTTCCAGTTCCAAATTGGACAGAGATAGTCCAACCATTTTCAAAAGTCATTTGAAAGCCTCTATTTTGTACAGTCTTAAACATATTTTTTTATTTAATTAAATTAGTAAATGTAGTTCCGTCAATTGCTGGATAGTCTACTATAAGTAACGCCGTGCGTTCTTTAGAAAACTTTTTAGTCCAAGATTGATTTTTATATTCTGCGACTATGCATTCATTGCCGCCATCTTCTAAGACTATCCACAGTTCAGGATTATAAGAATGTCGACTAGTCATAGACATTCCCCAAGCAGGGACATAATAACAATATCCCTTTAAATTCGTTTCTTTCAATTCTTCTAAATTCTTCAATTTCATACTACTCATATATTTTTATTTAATTTCCCAAACATATTTAATAATCCTACCAGGTATTGTGTTATCCATGATGACTCCATTCTTTACTACTGTCGCATGGTTCTTTACTACTACATAATAAGTACCTTCATTCATCTTCTTTGCAAAGTTACCAAGTTGAAATGAACACTCGACAACTTTACCAGTGGTTTTATAAATGTATTTGTTTTTGTTACTCTTCTCTATAATCTTCTTACCAAATAATTCTTTTTGACATAATGATTTTATAAGTGCATCTACACAAATTCCCTTTCTTCTAACTCGCCTCCAATTTTTTAAGGCAAAATCATTAGCTTCGTCATAAGGAATTTCAAATGCTGCAGATAAAGCAAGCACCGCACAGTTGTTAGTGTCACCGTTCATAGTACTTGCTGGGCCATTTGCTTTGATTAAGTCTTTGTAGTTACTCATAACTTTTATTTTTAAGATTAACAACCAACCATACGCTCATTATAGTCATCGATCTCGATCTGGATCTTCCTAAAGGAGTCGTAGTCATATTTAAGATCCGGCCAATTCTTATCATCGGCCCATCCATCTGGGAACATAGGTTCATAAGTAGGATTCTCTTGCATGTATTCTGCTTGGCTCATGCTTACCAATTTTTCTAGTTCATTCTTACACATAGTATATATTTTTTTTGGTTAAAGATAATCATAAACGTCGTAGCTGTGGACAGTTGGATACACGGTTACAATATAACCTTCGTTCTGTTTGAGCAGTGTCTCGTAGCTCTCACGGTTCTTGACTGGGAAGTCAGTTGAACCACCTTGTGGATGTCTCACTTCCATTCTTACGCAGTCATAAGACTCGATGTATCCTGTACGCTCTGCTGCAAATTGTTCGTCTTCTGTCTGAAATGTAAACTTAAAATCCATATCTTTATTTTTTTAATTTAGAGTTAGAGGTTAAATTAGTCGACGTGTGCTTCTGTATCAGGAGTAAAGGACACATAGGTAGTAACATCGCATTCTAATTCTCTCATCAAGAAAGGAGAAGAGGCATTGAAGATATCACTGATCACGTCTTTACGGATCAGGCCGTTATCAGTCCAGGTGTGATGCTCAAATGCTTTGAACAGTGAAGTGGCGACCTCTTTCATTCCACGTACTTCTAACCACTCACATACCGCTTTCAATTCCATTTTCTCGTTCTTGTACCCTTTAGTCATATTCATTATTGATTTGTTACATGGTAAATATACTAACTATTTTTGAACCAGTGTACTTTTTTTCAAACTATTTTTAAACTTTTTGTTTTATTTAGTAAAACCTAGGTTTCTCTAAAGATTCTTTAGTGGATTCTAGCCGGTATTGAAGATTCTTTAGTGATTTCATAAGTGATTGATTATCAACCAGTTATAAAAAAGAGGCCCAGGATAAAAATCCCAGGCCGGTAACAATCAATATGTGCTTAGATTAAGCTTCCAAAGTGGAAAGCTTCACAGCATTGGACATACGACCACGAGTTACGTCATAAGCTTCGTTGACGATACGGTCGTTGAAATACTTACCTGAGAGAACCTCTGAGGTATAATTAGGACTGAAGCCAGTTGTCTCAGCTACTCTAGTAACATCTCCAGTACGGAGCTTACGGTTGATACGGCTAACTTTCTGAATGTAGCTCAACTTAGTGTAGCTAGACGGGCGGTTTGTGTTGTTTTGCATAACTGCTTGTTTTTTGTTTTTGTTAATTGATATATAGTAAATATAAGACGTATTTTTGAACCTATTAACATCAATCTTTAGAGTGGCTACTTTTTTCTACTTTTTTTATTATTTTGATGTTCTCGTTAATCCTTTCTTGGTGTTTTCTACCGTTCTTAATGCTTTTCATTGGACGGCGTTTGTTCTCCGGTTTGTTCCTTGCCATTTTTAATTTTAGAATAAATATCAGACTGTAATTGTTCTCTTTTATGTCTGAACATTACTTCTCCATCATAGATAGTTGTGAGTATTCTACGTTCTTCTATCAAGTCTAATATCTTTTGGAGTTTATCATTGATGTCATTAGATCTATTTATAATTCTATCAAGTGATTCTATTATCTTTTGTTGTTCTACTTCTGCCATATCATTTATTTTTTATTTCTTTAATTATAAATTGCACTAACTTTATTAATAAGGCAATAGCCGCTATCGCACTGAGCTCCTCTATTCCTGGTTCTTGATCTGATACTAGGATCCAAACTATCCCTATTATAATTATCAATCCATGAACTCCCCATAGTAATACTATAGGCAAAGCCACTATCATTCCTAATATCTCTAGTATCTTTAATAGTACTTTCAAGATTTAAGATACTTTGGTTTTAATATAACTTCATAGTAGTCTCTAGTCACAGGATCCTGTCCCTGCCAATATGTAGTCCGGGTCTGTTGGAAGTTATTTCTACACTGTTCTATCCTCTCTTTTTTGGTTCCTTTAGTTTGATATTCATAATATAACCAAGATGACCAGTATTGATCAGGATGATCGTGGCTTATGATCATTGCTATCTGGTAACCAAAGAATACGAATGTGAATATAGGACTCCACTCAAATCTATAGTCATCATCTCTCCACTTGGTTTTCCAACCTAGACTACAATAATCAAATCCGACTTTGATTGGTTCTGCAAATCTATACTTTAATTTTTCTTGGTATAGTTCTTCAAAAGATCTCACCTTGTATTGATTATCTGGATTGCGTTTATTGTACTCTTCACGCCTTTTGATTTCCTCTAATGCTGCTTGCTTGGCTCTTTCAGGAGTTGCTTTAACCCACTTCCTTGGTAAGAAGTATGGAGTACCAACTTGGGTTTTACCTATATACCATTTGATCTTAAATGGTTTAAAGGGACTATTTAGCACCTTTAACCATCTTAACTCTTCTAATATGTATTTAAGTTTTCTCATAATCTTTCTATTTATTCTCCTTTAGACATTTCTTCCATGATAAGCTCCTGAGATATCTTATAGACTCTAAAGAAAGTTTCTCTGTCTTCATCGCTAAGATCCAATAACCTACTGCCGACAGTGATCAGATTAATGTCGGGTTCTCTTGGATTTGGTTCTAGCCAAGCAATAACGTAACAAGAATACGGATTTTTAAAGCACGAGCTGTTTATTGTGTGGTTATCGTGTGTCATTCCCCAGTCTCCATCCTTGTACTCTACTCTTTTATATCCTTTATCCAATAACTCCTTTTCTGCACCGTGGTACGTATTCTTTTCCCATTTTATAAATTCATATTCTTTAGTTTTGTAGATAGTTTGTCTACATTCGATATCGTTAATTCTTATATTCATAACTTTTATTTATGAGCACAACCATTTAATTACTAAAACCCAAATAGAAAATCCAAGTATGATCATAATTGACCACGTTATTAAGAAAGGCCAATTGTATTTTTTCATAATTCTATCTCAATAAATCGTCAAATGATATATTATGATCATTCATTATTCTATAGAACTCTTCTCTTGCTTTATCTAAAGCATCATACACCTCGTCTGACATAGAATCAGGCGCATACTTAGTCTGACTTCTAAGATACTGATCCATGTCCCAAAGTGCAAGACACAAGTCTAGAGACTTGACTGCTCTAGCATGTTCTACTACATCATCTG